CGTTGCTATGGGCACAAGAACCCTCCTGTGCTTCCTGGTCTCCATCATTCCCTGCATACTCGGCTTCATCAGCCAGAGAGAAGCCATGATATTCGCCTCCACCCCTCCAGCAGATTATTCTTTTAGCGTCTGGAACATATTCAACTTCGCGTGGGGGATCCCCTTCTTCGTCTGCTACTTCTGCCTCCAGGCCTTCATCAGCCTCTTCTACTACAAGGGCAAACCTACGCTTGTTGGCAAGGTCGCAGTCGGCGCTGCCGTGGGAACCGTCGTGCACCACGTCGCGAAAAAGGCTCTAAATGGGAGAAGCGAGGAAGCATGAATCCAAAAGAAGGGTTTGACAAGGCCTTGCAGCTGGCAAACGAGATCATGACGGCGGCAAAGCAGTCCAATGGCCAGGTGAGGGTCGTGGAGACCTATGGGCGCTTCGCCCTCCAGTGGCTGGAGCGCGTGGTATTCGACTGCGAGCTCCCGAAGGAGCCGCCTCAGATCGTCGAACTCGGGAAGTCCCATAAGCTGTTCAAGCTACAGACGTCTACGACATTGATGGCCTGCGTCTCCAACAAGGAAGACCCGGCCAAGATACCCCTGCTCCGGTGGTCCGCAGAACAGGCTCGGGAAAGGAAGCTGTTCGACAGCTTCGACGGCGAGACCATCCGCATGCCCTTCGACCTCCTGGCCGGATTCGTCTGCGAATGCTTCCTAAAGATCCTTGGGCTCCCGGGCATCCGCGATTACGATGTCCGCCTCCTGACGCAGATGTCCATCCCCAAGCTCTGGAGAATAGCCCAGGCCAGCGACTTCGCGTGCGATGGCTCAGGTCCGGAAAACCTGCGTCTGATGAACCTCGCCGAGGTAGCCACCGACATGGATGGAATCTGTGTAGCGTGCCCGGACGTTGCCGTCCGTGAGCTTGTGCTCTATGTCGAAGACCACATGACGAAGACAAATTTGAAGAAGGATTTAGTAGATAAGGTAAAAGCGGAGATGCTAGCCGTCAAGGCAGGAACAAAGCAGTGGAACTCCTCTGGCTCCGGTACCAGCACGAAAATACTTCCAAGTACCTAACCCTCCTTCTGCTGGGGGAACACGAGGGGAAGTACGTCGGGGTGGACTCAAAAGAGGCAAGTCCCGGCGAAGCCGCAATCATTAGGAAGTTTGCCAGTCACCTGGACGGCCTTCCCCTCAACGACAAGGTAGCCTGGTTCAAGCAGACGCTTCCGAACCTCGCCAGCAAAGCACTCAGGACCATAAGAGTCGAAAGGGCTTCCATCGTACGGAGATTTAAGCTCCCCGCAACCGAAACAGTTCAGCCTGGTCCAGCTCCTTAAGATTCATCTGGAACGATAGCCTAGCTGCACCCTTCCCAGCGACGCACTCGACGTCGTTCCAATCTTTAGTATCCTTGGCGGCAAGGCTACCGCTTGGGTTCAACTTCGCGGGTAGACTGTACCAGATCTTCCCACTAAAATGGGGTTCCAGGATGAAGAAATTGTCAAATAGGGACTTCAGGCCAGCATCGTCGTTGTCAGGCGCCAAGGTGACCTTCTGAGGCCCGAGAGCCTTTATCTTCTTAACTTGCAGGCCTGTATTGGAGAACGACGCCCCTCCTGTCGCGACTGCATTCTCTCCCAGGGACAGGGCATTGAAGATAGACTCGCAGACGATGATCTCCGTACAGGGCTCAACATCGTCAAATCCAAAAAGAAAATCTGCTTTGTTGGTATTGGGAGGGAAGTTGAAGCTCTTGCTGAGGACGCTACGCGATTGCCAATAGACGAGCTCTCCATATTCGTAGTAGGGGAACACGATCTCCCCGACAGTGTACATCAGATTCTTCTGCTTCGCCAGCTCTTCTGAAACGCCCCGGGAGATCAAGTAATTCAGTGCAATCTGCCTAAACTTCCCGCCTACTGTCGCGTCCGAAAACGACATTGCTCCATTTGGAAGCTGAATTTGGGGCTTGGACATAGACTCTTGCGGCGCTTCTGCTCGCAAGATAGCGCGGACATCCGTCTCCTGCCCGCACACTTCCTTAACAGCCGCAGTCCAAGAGATGCCTCTGAACTTCATGACGAAGTTCATGAACTTCCCATCGGCACCGTGGTGTCCCGGACGCCAGTCGTGGCATTTGGCTATCTTCGTGTTGATGCCGAGATGCCGTCCCGCGTCTCCATCGATGGGGTTAGGTATATCGAACTCTTCCCCGCCCTTGCGGCGCTTGTGCGTGGGGAAGTTCCTGGTAATCCAGGACTCAATCTGGGCGGGGGAGGGCTGAAACTTCACATTAGTTCCTTGTCGTCGGGATGTATTCGCGCGTCTCGACCTCTACTTGCTTCCAGACCCAGACATCGCGATATTGGACGCCCCACTTCCTTGCCGTCCAGTGCGACTTCATGAGGACGTCCAAGTGCGTCCCCTGGACTTTCTGACCGCGGTCCCGAACGGTGTAAACGACGTCGTCAAGGCCGTCGATCGACAGCTGAAGCCCGAAGGGCACTGATTTGTCTGCCGCTACGATTCCCTTCTTGTAGTCGGCATATGTCGTGTCGGCCGTACGCCAACCCGTATCGCAGACAGAGCAGTTCGCGCAGTAAGCCGTAATCTTAACCTTACCCACAGAGACCCACTGCCATTCCAGCTTCTGCGACACCTTCACCTCGTAGACGATCGGAGCGCGATATGTAGGAAGCCGTGGAAGCTCTGCGTTTGACACGCTGAGCGGCCAGTAAAGAACAAGGACAAAAGTGAGCAATATGCTCCGCATGCCGCCTCCAGGCTGATTTAAATACTAGCGCGGATTTCTTTTGTAATCGATAGGCTGGCGGGGGGACTTCCCGGAATCAGATGCGCTGCCACGCGACGAGGTGTGGGGAATGGCTCTTAAGCTTTTGGCTCTCTTCTTGGCGGGTTCGTCCAGCATCTTTATACGTTCGTCCAACCTGACTTCAAAAATGTCCCTTCCCATCAGAAAAGCCCTGTCGAAGGCATCATTGATGAATTGCACGACTCGAAGGTGTTCAGGATCTATCTTGCTTCTTTCTAGCTGGACGTCGCCAAGGCTTCCCGTACTAACCAAAATCGTTCCATCTGGCGACATTTCACTAACCATCCCTTTTATTGCATCATACTCTTCGTGGCCTGCGTACACGCCTTTTATGGCAATAAGACTACCAACCGTCAAATTGTCGAGCTTATTCATGCGCCACTAGCTTACGGTGAAGGAAAACTTCTCGCTGATCCTCGTCTGCCCGTTTGGCAGCTGAACCATAACCTGATACCGATAGGTCCCAATAATAAACCGCGAAGTGTCCAGAAGGAACTGGACCGTGAAGGGGCTATCCTTATACGACCCAGAACGCAGACCAATGGCCGCAGGCTCCCAGTCCACTAGCAACTCGCAGTTCTCCGTCTCAACGCGAATGAAAGGCTGCAGTTGCGGAATAAGAGGCATGATCTGGTTGCAATTGAAGTCGTAGAGAGGTAGAGGAATCATCGCGACTTCGAGGATCCTCTTCTCCGGCTTCTTGAACTTGAGGTCCAACGGCTCCCATGTGAACCGGATCGTCTCAAGGCCGTCATCGACGTACCAACCGTCCGGCGACACCCAGAAGCGATTGGCCTGGCTCTGCAGGAGGTCCGGATTATCTAACGGATTCGAGCCGCCAGATCCTGGGCCCGGATCGTCTGCAATGAACCGCCAGACGTCGAAATAAATGTCCTGCGGATATGTCGGAGGAACCAGGAATTGATATCTATATTGACCTGTAAGGATCGTACCGGAAGGATCAGTAACGCGCTCAATGGGGTCCGGATAAAACGTTCCGGGATCGGAAACTACGACCCGTGCGTAGAGATTCTCGTCGCGCACGCAGGACTTGTAAATGTCAATGAAACGAATGGCCCAGGGGTCTGCTGGCACTCCGTTCCGGTAGAAGACCACGTCCAGGCAAACCAGCTGACCCTGTCTACCGGATACGCGCTTTAGGCATGCCACAGTGGATCTCCGCAAGGGACGTGGTATCTTTGCTAACGGTGCGGAGGCGGGATCTTGGGAATGGCAGGCATTGCTTGGTTAGACTTAGCAGATTCAGCTTCCCTAGCCTTCTCCTTATTTATCCTATCGATGTTCCACTTCCGCTCTTCAGCCGTCATGTACACCAATTCGAACTTCGAATAGTGACCGTGATGTTTAAGGAGGAACTCCTCTTCCATAAGGTGGTTCCATTGCCTATCGAGGTCCTCCGGACTCTGTTGGGCGAAAAAACGATTCGGTTATCGGCAGGTCCATCGTCATCTCTGTCTCGCAGCGCGGACAGGTGAGCGTCACCTGAAACTCGATGCCAGGTGAATTGACCCGGAGGTATTCCCGGATCGTCGCCGTATCCCTCGAGTGCATCTTCTCCACAAGGGCATCGATCTTGCTGCGGCTCTTGTCTCCCATCGCCTCGATAATCACGAGGGATAGGTTCTGCGAGACGGTGTCATCCAGGGAGATAGACTGCTCGGTCTCCTCGACGACACGAGGATCGGATTTCGGCCGCACGGGCTGTGGCCGTATGCGAGATGGCGTGCTTCTTCGCATGAGCATGGCGGTCACATCGCGGCCACGCAGGAGGCGGACCTTGACCCAGATGTCCTGGCCAGCAACTTCAGAGAGGTACGGAAGACTGACTTTGAAAGGCTCCGGACCGATCTCCGGATTCGGTCCGATCTTCGTTCTGACGAGATCGTTCAGGTCGTAATCATAGGGCGAGGCGATCCCACAGTCCGTATTGGAGCACTTCGCCATGAACTCATATGAGGGACCGTGCGTGATGCCGCGGAGGTAATACAACAAGAACATTCTGTCCCCGTTGAGCAGGTCGATCGGATCGAAGCCCTTGGCGCCCTCGGGGAATTTCACGCACTTGCGGAACAGCCAGTCCAGCGACTTGAAGCCATGGTGAAGCCGCGCATTGGCAAGGATCTTATCGGCATAGATACCCATCGCGCGGCACTGGACCTTACCGCCTGGGACGGCGTCCTTCCCCTCGGCGTCCTTGTAATATGCCCCCAAGCTAGGCAGGACGACGTCTTCCCACGGGATAATCTCGTCCGCCCCAGTTCCGAGGATGACGTCCAGAACTTGCCCGTCGCTCATGCCTGGCTTGAGCTTGGGCTTCAGGTCCGCAGAACTTTCCTTGATTTCATTGATAGGCACATCCTTCTCTTCTGTCATGGCATGGCTCCACAAAGGGGTATGGCCTATTTACTTATCGAGATGAAATCATAACTCAACGTCAACTCTACGATCTTGGCGTCGCTCTCCGTGTAGGTGAGGTCGCCAAGCGAGATTTGCTTTGGCCAACTATTCTCGAGGGTGATGGAATAGAGGACGTTGTTCTGGCCGTCGAGAAGCTGAAATTTGCTGCTCATCTTGTAGTCGCTAGCAACACCAATTCCGGATGCGGGAGTGAAGATCTTGGATTCCCAGCCATACAATTCCAGGACAAGACCTTCCGTATCGTAGAACGTCACCTTCACGTCTTCATAGCCGAGGAACTTCGCGAACTTATACTTGACGGCGGCGCCTTCAACCACTTCCTCATCAAACGAGATCCGTGGAAGCGTAATATCCCTGGCATAGCTAGCCGGAGATTCTGGATTAATCTGCAATGGGCCAAGTTTGGCGATGGTCCATTGGTGCTTGAGAAGCACCTTTTTGGGTGTCGCAACGCCAACTTCCGACGTATAGATGGTAAATCCTGGCATTTATGTGGGTATCGACTGAATGAGGGCCTTGTCGTAACTAACCGTTACAGTTACAACGCAGATATCTGACATGGTATAGTCCAAAGGATCCCATGTGATCTGGATTGGCCAGCAATTAAAAAGATGCGCCTCCCAAGTTGACTGCCCCTGGCCATCCAGCATCTCCAGTTTCCCATTGGACCGGAAGCTGATGTTAATCTGGGCAGCTGGAAGGTCTATGACCTTCTTGTACCAATTCAAAAGCTTCTCCGCCGCATCCGGATTTTCCGTCTCATAGAACGAGACATCGATAGGCTCCCACCTATTCTTTCCCGGAATGTGAATCTGGTCCTGGCCGTGATGGATGGTGATCTTGTCCGTTACCGGCCTAGGCCGGTCCGCCTTCTGGGCGTACACCAGGATCTCTTTCGTGGTGGGGTCTAGCGTGGTGAATCGCCACCTGTGCCGCCTACGGGTCTCCACAGTGGCCCTAGGCAGCCCTGCGTCCGTAGTGTCACCAATGTTGAAACCGGGCATTCGTGAAGACCCCAAATACACAGAGGACTCTGCTTGCGCAGAGTCCTAGGTGGCGTCTTCGTTATTCAGATACACGCTGTGCCCTGTCATAACGCATCTGGACGGCGACAGTGGCGATGTCGGAGCTCGTGTAGTCCAGGTCCTTCCAGTCGAGCTCCTTGGGCCAGCAGTTGAAGAGCTTCCACGTCTCGGAAGGCTCCCCGCTGCCCATGGTCATGATGAGGGAGGCTTGCTTCTTGTACGATCGCGGCGTCTCCACCGTGATCGCGTTCATGTCCGTGACCTTGTTGAGCCAGTCCCACATAGCGCTGGACACGTCTGGCTCCTGTTCGGCGTCGTACCATTCCAGGGAGATCGGGTCCCAGGTCTGCTTCCCGGCGAACCACGCGACTTCCTGGTCGTGGTGCATTGCCGCTTCGTCGTACGTGAACTTCGGCCGCGTAGCGGTCTTGAGCACGACGAGGATGTCCGGAGAGACCGCATCGCCGAGGGTCTGGAAATACCAGCGATGCTTCCTTCTGGTCTCGATGTTCGCAGGCGGGACGTTGGCACCAGCCGCGCCGGTACCGTCAATTGTGAAACCGGGCATCTGATTCTCCTTATCTATTTACCCAGGTCTATCTTTGCCCTAATAGATATTTGCGCCGGCGGGCTCGAACATCAGAGGGACTGACCGAGGGGTGGGAGGGTAGTACGGATCTCGTTGAGCCTGTCGAGATTGAATACAAGAAGCTTTTCCGAGAGCATAGGGACCCTACTCATGCCGTCCTGCTGGATCTTGCGGGCAATCTCTGCGGCCATCTCTCGGCCAAATTTCAGAGCTTCTTCAGGCCTATCACACCAGGTATACATATCACTGTCGCGCAAGAACTGGATGGACCGGACCCATTCAAATTTGGCATTGCGCATGCAGACTACGCCGACAACCCAACCCGGAAGTTGAAGAGGTATCGGTCTATCTTCAACAAAGAGACCAAGCTCTAACATACCCTCAGTTTCTCCGCCAAAGGAAGATTCTTCCTCTTCTCGTATAGGGCCTGGTCCTGGAAGAAAAGCCGCTTTACTCTATCGTCCCACTCATCCGGCGAGCGTTTTGAAGCCGCCCAGTGTACATGCTCGAAGACTGGCTGACTAGGAATTCGGAGATCGCGTAATAGTCCCATCTCTTGGAGCACGTCGTAGAGTTCTGAATCTGAATAGGCATGGAAATAAGCTGGATGGTAAGTGATCTTATTCAACCTACAAAGACATCCGAATGTCATGATGGGGAGGGTCGTGCACTTCCCGGTCTGGTATCCATCATTGGGCAGTAGACTCCCGTCAAAGTCGTCAAAATGATGACTCGCCCAGGCGTCCCAGAAATCTGGGGGCTTAAAATCATCTGATGCTATGACAACGATGTCGTCATGGTCCATTTCCAGCGGCTTGGTAAGCTCATAGAATGGTCGCGTAGCCCCAGGCCTATCGTACACCGCCAAGATGACTTCTAGCGGGAAAGCATTCGCGCAGGCCTTTTGAATAGCCGCGTGGAAGGCCTCTTTATGCTGCGGGAAACTGCAGGCAACTTTTACGGAAATATGTTGTGGTTTGTTCGCCTTGCTGAGCCAATATGCGATTCCGCCGGCGCACATTTCAGGCCGGACTGTAGCCCAAAGAAGCGCTATTTTCCTTGCTTTTCGCATTAATACGGGTTCCGAGGTCTAAACCCTGAGATGCTGTGAAAATCTCCGGCACAAGATCGCCTGAAAGCTTCCGTCTTTTCGTCCTCTGTGAAAAGAAGTTCTCGGTCTTCCTGGTTCCGATATCTTATTTCCGCCTCGGCCATGGGAACGAGCTCTCGAAAAGGGCAACATCCGGATAGGTGCCTTAGCTTATTTGCTTCTTCCCAACTCATTCCACATTGAAGTCGAGGATCCCTGCGGACGATGGCCATCGCCGCGTCATACATAGCGCGATGAGATCGTTCAGAGCATTCCATCAGTTCGGGTATCCTTGATTGAGTTGGTCGAACCTCTGCCCTACGAATCCAAAATAGGGCGCATGCGGCGGGAATGGATGACCCTGATCATGTACGCAGGCATTATTGTGGACCAGAGGCCAGACCCTCTCACGCAGGAAGTTCAGGTCATCGCAATACTGACCGGAAAGAGGCCAGGCCGCAACAAGACCCCGCATATCGATTACTCGAGCCTTGATTCCCCACATACCCGCGAAGATGGGGAATTGGGCATTGTGGTGGTTTTTATGGTCGCGCATGATATGGCAGATCTTGCCGGACTTCATCCAGACGTCCACAGCCGCCCTTTCCCTGATGTTAATCCGGCTATCGCTATCGCGGCAGACGACGAATTCGGCATCCGGGTCCGAGGCTGGCAAGAATCTCCAGAACATGCCACCCTTGATGCTTTGGCTATTCATGTCTACGACCGTGGCCCCGAGTTCGCTGAGCTTGACCACGAGATCCGGTGGCACGCTGTGCACGAAGACTTTCAGCTTCCAGCCAGGGTAGATCAGAGGCATGAGCTTGGCATTCTCTATGGCGCCGACCGTGTAAGTCGGATTGGCGCCATAGGTCGACATAGAGACGATGTTCATATGATGTCCTTTGACCAGTATGGGTGCTGGCGCAGGATTGGCGGAAGCAGGTTCTTATCGAAGGGCTGCGGGTTCCAGATGCCGACGCATGTCGGATGGACGTCGGCAATGGTCTTATCCTTCTCCCATCTCAAGAACTTCTCTGGGAACCAGTTTCTGCGCAGTTCATTACTGTGGCCGTGGCAGGACATCTTGTATTCTACGTGTTTCGCTTCCCTGGCATATCCCATGTGGTAGAAGATTCCGACTTCCCTTGGTACGACGAGGAAGCCCTTCTGACCAGGCATGTAGAATCGGTCGGGCGCCATGCCGTCGTCGCAGATCCAGTTGAAGCTCCGCCAGGGCGTCCTCAAGTTTAATTTAAAGGCATTCCTGGGCGTCTTGAGGGCAAATTCCTTGACCGCAGCAAATTGTTCTGGGTACCAGACCTCATCGGCATCTATGACGCAGACTAGCTTCGACTGCGGATATTTCTCCCAGACGACGGATCTGTGCTTCCCTTCATCAGACCAGGCACCTTCTACCCATTCTATCTTATTCTTGGGATCACCAAACGTGTAAATGGAATTCCGGCAGGCTTCCCTGGAATCCGGATTGCTCAAACCACTGCGAAATCCGTGGGATGGTACAGGTGCGTAGGCTACGAGCATGTGATCAATCTGATCATATATGCTTTTTATGGCGTATCCGGCATAGTCACTGCCATAGTGCATGATCATGAAGCCGACAATCATATAGCCTCCAGCGCCATCTGTTTGACGTTGTTCTCGAACTTATATTTCTGCGTCCCCTTTTCCCACATCCGCCTGCCCATATCGGCCCATGGGCCATAATTGGATCTTACGGCTTCTTGTACAGTCTGGACCAGCATCTGAATAGACGCGTCTGTGAAATCAACGTCTTCTTCGTAAGGGAATGGGTCAGCACACACTTCGCAGATGAGGGGTAATGCAAAAGCAGAGCAAACTGCGAATCTCAAAGGCTCGAATATAATATCGTTATCCTGGTGGACACAGTACATGAACTTCGTCGCCGAGAGGATCTTCTTCCTCTCCTCACCCCATGCGTTGGGAGATATCTTCAGACCCTTCATGCCGTTCAGGACCGGGACCCTCCGGCCGGCAACATAAGACATGTGCGTAATGTCGAACGTCTTCGTCGTGGGCGGAGTTCCGAGCCTCTCGTCACTGCCGACAGGAGCGAAAAGCGAGGGAATGTCGTTCTTGACCTTGTCGTAGATGGATCTGTCTGCGAACCAGAACTTGTCGAAGAGGTTAATGAGATCCAGCTTCCGTAGAACGCTCTTGAATTCTTCAATCGACCCATCTCCCGTCACTACGCCGCCGCCTTTCATGTCCAGGGGTGGCAAGATGCGTTCCAGGAATAACCAGACGATCTTGCAGGTCCTGGAAGCCTTCGGCCTCGCTTTCAGGGCCGAAATGACGCTCTCATTGACAGGACTGACGACATAGATACAATCCCTCTTGGGATCTATCTGGTTCTCGTTGCAGATCTCGAACCCGGACAGCTGCGTAAGGGATCTATAGTCCGCGTAGGACCCATACTCCTTGGCGGTGTGGATGAAGACTACTTCCTTGGCCATCTCTTATCTACTTCTGCCTGAATACAACGATGGGGGCCTTGTGGGCCCCCATCGTGTTCGGCGCGTAGGTCAGGGGTTACTGTGGAACAACCACTCCGCCGGCGATCAGAACTTCCTGCGCGGTGAAGCTCTGGTCCGTCCTCATGACCACGAGGTTGAGGACGACGAATTCTGCCGCGCGCGTCGGCTTGATGAATATCGAAACCCAGAGCTCGTTGCGGTCGATCCTCTCCGGCGTGTTGTTGGTGTCGTCGCAGACGACCTTGAAGCCGTACAGGCCGCGCCGGGCCTGGACGTCCGCCAGGAGCGGCTGGGAGACGTCGACCACCTGCGCCCGGGTGAACCTGTCGTTCGGCTCGAACACGAAGTTCCGGAGCGTCCTGACCAGGATCTTCTTGAGGTAGATCAGCAGCATCCGGACGTTGACCCGATCCAGCGCGCTCGCCTTGCGCTGCAGCGTCCTCTGGCCCCAGACCGTGATCCCATCCTGCGTGAAGTTCACGATCGGGTTGACCGCGTTCCCGCTCCCGTAGAGCAGGTTCCGCTCACCGAGAGTCGTGTTGTACTCGACGTCGAGCGGGGTCAGCAGGTGGCCGCGGTTGAGGCCCGCCGGAGCGAACCACACTTCCGCGACGTTGGCCGTCTTGGCGTAGACGCCTGCCACGTGGCCCGAGGGCGGAACCCAGATGTTCTGGCCGGAGAACTGGTCGAAGATCTTCAGCCAGCTGTAGTAGAGGGCGCCGTACGAGGAGTTGATCGCGGTCGAGAGGTCGCTCGAGAGCATCCCGTTGTGCCACTCGACGACCTGCTGTGGGCGGAGGCCGTAGGGCGGATCGACGATGTAGATCATGTCGCCGCGGGACTCGCACAGCTGGAGTCCCTGGCCGATGACCGCGCCAGAGCTGATGCCCGGGATCAGCAGGATGTTGGTATCGTACTCGTCCGAGTTCTGGAAGGCGAACAGCCCACTGGAAAGGGCCGGGTTCCCGATGATGACCCGGTCCAGCTCCGAGCTGAAGGCCGAATCGGTCGGAATTCCGTTTGCCGTACCGTTGGCGCCGCTGGCACGCTCCCACTGGAAGGTGCGGCGGATAAGAGTGCCGGGGTTCCTGACCTCGAAGGCGATGCCGCCGCTGCCGGTCACGGTGACCGCCGGATCACTCCCGAGGAAGGCCGGCCGATCCTCGTAATTGTAGAACGAGCTCCCGTTCACGCCACCGATGGCGGAATTCTCGTTCACGACATTGCCGATCCAGCGCTCGTTACTCTCGTCGAAGCTGATGTTGTCGATGCTGTCCTGCGCGACTCCGGAGCCGTCGACGAGCGTCAGGACGTATTTGCCGACGTCCCCTGCCGACGCGCGGTTGGTATCGATCTGGAGAGTCAGGTAGGTCCCGTCGATCCAGGTGCCAGGCGACTTTGCCACGACCCAGCCGACGATGTTCTGGAAGTACTCGGTGTCGGTCAGGCACTGCGCGCTGCCGGGCGCCGTCTCGCAGGAAAGCGGCACAGACGGCGTGATGTTGCCGGGGTCCGGTAGTGACACGCGCGGGTCGCTGAACCCGCGGAAATTGCGGTAATACGGGTAAGGGATGCCAACCTCCTCGGCGAACCTGAGCGTCTCGATGTTGCTCGCCGAGGCCAGGAGCTGGAGGAGATCATACTGCGTATCGTCGGCGGTGATGATCGCCACCCTGACATCCCCGTCGGCCACGGTGATGGGGAAGCTCTCGTAATAGCGCATCCCGAGATAGAGCCCGGATGCGTGAATCGCAGCCGCGATCATCGCAGCCGTGACGTTGGGCCCCACAGGAAGCGAGATGCTGAAGTTATGGACGTTCGTGCCGCTGGTAACGGAGAGCTTGATCCTGTCATCCGCCGTGGTGATGACGAAGGGGCTGGGCTCGGTGCCCACCAGGCTGCTCCGGGGGATGTCATATGCCCAGAGCGAGGTCCCCACTTCGAGAGCGAACCCCTCAGTGTCGATGATCTGAATGCGGTGTCCGGCCGTCTCGGTCACGATCTGGGGAATCCCACCGGACTCAATAGCGCGGTACCGCACCGCGCTTGGCGTAGGAGCTCCAGCGGCCAGATTGAAGGCGGTCACGAAGTCCGCGTTCGTGGTGTAGGAAGCGACCGGCATCGTGTAGGGACCGCCGGAGCCACCACCACTGATCCCCTCGACGGCGACGTCGAACACCCTGTTGTTGGGTGCGACGCTAAAGGTGAAGATGTCCCCGGCCTCGATCGGGCATCCACCGACCACCAGGACGGCCCCGGTCAAGCCGGTGGCGTCGGCACCGGAACCGATGGCAAAGGCAGCCGAAGCGCCGACTGGCGCCCCAGTGTCGGTCAGCGTGCCGGTCTGAATAACTGCACCGTCGCTGTTCCGGATGATCTGGTAGGTGGCATCCTGGACGCTCGGCGCGCCATAGGAGCCGCCAGGCCCTTCCGTGATCAGGATGATGAAGCTGTCGTCGACCGCGCCGGTGTAAGTCCCGGTGACGACCAGCGTCGCATTCACCGCGCCACAGGAACCCGACGGATCCACGTCCGTGAATTCGGGGGCGGAAACAGACGCATCGTGGAATTCGTAAGGAGCGTCCACGGTGCATTCCCGCAGACGAAGGCGACCCAGGTCGATGCCCTGGAAGAGCGGAATGCGGCCGTACCCCTCGACATTCGCACCGCTCGTGTCGATGCAGATGTCCGAAAGCTCCGTCGGCTGCCCCTGCTCGCATTCGACGCCCACGCGCAGCGTGAACATCT